TGGGAGGAAAAACCGGACGGACTTCGCGGAACTTTTTTTGAGGAGGTGAGGACAATGGCGAAGATTGCGACCACTTACGACGAGTTGCTGAAAATGGCGCGGAGATACGGTGTAGATCAGAACGCTTTGTTCCTTGCCGCCGCGAAACAGTACGATCTCCAACAGAAAGTGATCGCGCTGCTGAACGAGGGAATCGAAGACGGCGACCTGACCACACAGAAAACGTACATCTCCGGTCAGAAAAACGAGTACGCCGCTCCGCTCGTGAAAGAACTTCCGAAACATTCGGACGCAGCGAACCGGACGGCGACCGTGATCCTGGACATCATCGTGAAACTCGGAACGAAACCGACCGAGGATGAGGATGAGTTCAATGTCGAGTGAGAACTGGATCCTGACCTATTATCAGCAGATGTGCGACGGATCCGTGACGGTCGGCCAGTGGATCCGGAAGTGGTACGAGATCATCGTTCACGGTTTGGAAGAAAAACGGTGGACGTTCGATCAGAAGAAAGCGAACTCGGTCATCAATTTCATCGAGAGATACTGCCATCATCATGAGGGGCCTCTCGCTCCTGGACTGATGAAACTGGAAGTATGGCAGAAAGCGTTCCTCTCCGTCGTATACGGAATCATGGACGAAACCGGCCACAGGCAGTTCCGAGAAGTCGTTCTCATCATTGGACGGAAGCAAGGGAAAACGGCCTTGATGTCAGGCTGCGGATGTCATCACTTGTTCGTCGATGGAGGTTATGGCGCGAGGGTCTATGTGTGCGCTCCGAAACTGGAACAAGCGCGACTCTGTTATGAGGGCATCTATCAGACGATCCGTAAAGAACCGATGATGGATCGCAAGACCAAGCGCCGGAGAACAGATCTGTATATTGAAAGCAGTAACTCCTCCGCGCAGCCTCTCGCGTTCAGCGCAAAGAAGAGCGACGGCCTCAATATTTCGATGGGAATCCTCGATGAAGCGGCCGCGTTCGCCGGTGAACCTGGCCTCCGCCAAGCCGAGGTCGTTAAGTCATCCCAGGGCGCTCGACTGGAGCCGCTCATGTTTTATCCGACAACTGCAAACTTCGTTGACGGCGGACTCTACGACGAACTGATGAAGAGAGCGACGGCCGTTCTGAACGGAACGAGTAAAGAAGTCAGACTCGCTCCGTTTCTTTATATGATCGACGATGTTGATAAATGGAACGATCTGAACGAACTCCGGAAGAGTCTTCCGAACCTCGGAGTCAGTGTTTCCATTGACTACATCCTGGAAGAGATCGCAGTCGCGGAGGGATCGCTCAGTAAGAAGAGCGAGTTTCTCTGCAAATACTGCTGCGTCAAATCAAATTCCTCTCTCGCTTGGCTCCCGGCCGAGGTTGTCCGGAAAGCGTTCGGATATAAACGGCCGATGAGTGATTTCGCTCACAAATACGCTCTCTGTGGAATTGACTTGTCTCAGGTTCAGGATCTGACGAGCGCTTGTCTCCTCGTCGAGATTGACGGAATCATTTGGATCCTGAGTCACTTTTGGATTCCTGGCGAACGACTTCAGGAGGCGACCGCGAGAGACGGCATCCCTTACCAACTGATGATCGAGCGCGGATTCCTCTCTCTGAGCGGAACCGAGTGTATTGATTATAACGACGTGTTCAACTGGATCGAGCATATGCGGAAGGAATACGAGATACTTCCGATTCAGATCGGTTATGACCGATACTCGTCACAGTATCTGATCCAACAGTTGGAAAAGGCACGTTATCACTGCGAAAGCGTGTTCCAGGGTTACAACCTGACCGGCATCGAGGACACGTTTGAAGGAATGCTCCGAGAGGGAAAGATCCGGAGCGCGGAGGACAACGATCTGTTGAAAATCCACATGATGGATGCCGCGCAGCAGATCGAGAGCAACACGAGCGCTCACAGTCGGAAGAAACTCGTCAAGATCAGCAGATATGCTCATGTTGACGGTGTGGCCGCGATCCTTGATGCGATGTGTATGAGACAGAACCACTGGGCGGACATGGGGAACCGTCTGATGAATTTGGGGTGATGAGAATGGGTCTTTTTGAAATGCTCTTCGGCCGGAAGCCGGAACCTATCGCGCTGAAACAGGCGAAAGTTTTTCAGATGCTCGATGGATATGTTCCGGCGTTTCACACTTGGAGTGGATCCGTTTTTGAGTCTGACCTGATCCGCGCAGCGTTGGACGCACATGGGAGACACGCGGCGAAACTGTCGCCGAACCTCTCCGGATCCGCGAAAGAGAACCTCCGGAACCGGTTGAAGATTCAGCCAAACGCGGTTCAGACCTGGCCGCAGTTCCTATATCGAGAGGCCGTGATTCTTTACGCAAAGAACACGGCCTTTCTTGTTCCCACTCGCGGAGAGTACGGAGAGACAAACGGCGTGACCGGCATCATCCCCAAAAAATGGGAGTTGGTCGAGTACAAGGGAGAACCGTTCATCCGGTTCATCCTCGACAAAGGGAAACGCCTCGCGGTCGAACTGTCTCAGGTCGGAATCCTGACTCGGTATCAGTACGAAAGTGAATTGTTCGGAGAAAGCAACGAGGCGATGAAACCTGTCCTCGACCTGATCGAATTGCAGAGGCAAGGCATTCAGGAGGGAATCAAAAACGGCGCCTCTTACAGGTTCAGCGCACAGTCGGACAACTGGGCGAAAGATGAAGACCTCGCGAAAGAGATGGAACGGTTCAATAAATTCACGTTCCAAAACAAAAAGGCATCCGGTGGGATGATCCTCTTTCCGAACACATACACGAACGTTCAGCAACTCAAACAGGAAGCGTACAAGGTTGACGCGGAGCAGTTGAAGACGATCAAAGAGTCCGTCTTCGACTATTTCGCGATCAATGAGGACGTCATCCAGGGAAAGGTATTTGGCGACGCCTGGTTGAGTTTCTACGAGTCTTCCGTGGAATGGTTAGCCATTCAGATTTCCGAGTGCATGACGAAAATGCTCTTCTCTGAGCGTGAGCGTCAGTTCGGAAACCGGATCGATTTCACTTCCAATCGTCTTCAGTATATGTCCAACGCGGACAAGATGAACGCGATCAGTCAGATGGCCGACCGTGGCCTGATGACTCGGAACGAACTGAGAGAGATCCTGAATCTCGCTCCGCTTCCGGAACCGCTTGGATCACAGATTCCGGCTCGTGGTGAATATTACGACGTTACAGAGAATGGAGGAAATGACAATGCCGATGAAAATTGACAAGCGCGAATATCGGCGGATCGAACTGATGGAGGTTCGCGCAGCCGATGACGGTCAGAAAATCGTCGAGGGTTACGCGACCACATTCAATCAACCTTATGAACTGTGGCGCGATCCGGACACGAACATGATCGTCCGTGAACAGGTTGACCGGAACGCATTCGCAGAGACTGACATGAGAGACGTGATCATGCAGTACGACCATGAAGGACGAGTTTTTGCCAGGGTGAAGAACCACACTCTGACGCTGACTCCGGATGATCACGGACTGCATATCCGCGCCGACCTGGGCGGAACCGAGATCGGCCGTCAGTTGTACGAGGAGATCGACGGCGGATATACGGACAAGATGTCGTTCGGATTTACTGTCGCCGCCGACCGTCACGAACGGTTCAAAGACGCAGACGGAAACAACATTCTGCTGCGGACGATCACAAAGATCGGAAAACTTTTTGATGTTTCTGCCGTGTCGCTTCCGGCTAACGACGCGACTGAAATAAGCGCGAGAGGAATCAGTGACGGATTGATCACTGAGGCACTGAAGGAGATTCAGGCCGAGAACGAGCGCGAACGCAAGATCGGAGAAATCCGGAAACTGCTGAAAGGAGAAACTGAAAACCATGACGAGTGAAGAGATCATCAAGCGTCAGGGTGAGATCGAGACGCGGAAAGCGGAGATCGAGGCTGAACTGAGCAATCCGGAAGCCGATCTCGATGCTCTGACCGAGGAAACCAGGAAACTCGTGGACGAGTCCAACGACCTGTCCTCTCAGCTTGAAGAGCTGAAAAAAGCCGCAGCCGAGGCGGAGGAAACTCGGCAGAAGATCGCTGATGGCGACATCGGCGAAACCAAAGAAAGTTTTCAGGAGGAAACGAAAATGGAAAACATCGAAGTCCGCAATTCCAAAGAGTATATCGACGCCTATGCGACCTACATCAAGACCGGCCGTCCTGATGAGTGCCGCAGTGTGCTGCTGAGCAAGAACGCTCCGGCGAATGGTCAGCTTCCTGTGCCTGACATGGTCGAGAGTGTCATCAAGACCGCGTGGGAAAAGAACGAGTTCCTGAATCGCGTCCGGAAGACCTATTTCAAGGGCAACCTCCGCGTTCCGTTTGAACTGACCGCGACCGGCGCTTTCGTTCACGTTGAAGGCACGACCGGCCTGACCGAAGAGTCCATCACGATCGGCATCGTGACTCTGACTCCGGAAAACATCAAGAAGTGGATCCGGATCTCCGACGAGGCGATTGACCTGGGCGGCGAGGACTTCCTCCGCTACATCTACGACGAGGTGACCTATCAGATTCTGTACAAACTGGTCGCCGAACTGGTCGCCGACGTGACCGGCGCCTCCACTGCGAGCAGCGCGACCGGAATCGGAATCCCTGTCGTGAAGGTCGCTCCTGGCGTGAACGTGATCCGGAATGCCGCGACCAATCTGACCGAGGAGGCGCGTGACCTGTGTGTCGTGCTGAATCGTCTGACCGAGGCTGAGTTCAACACGGCCTATGCCTCCGCGAACTTCGCCATCGATCCGTGGGATGGTCTGCCGCGTGTGTATACTTCCGCGCTTCCGGCCTACAGTGCCGCTTCCGCCAACGCGACCTATGCCATCGTCGGCGACCTGTCCGCGATTCAGGTGAACTATCCGGCCGGTGAAGACGTCGTGATCAAGTGGGACGATTTGAGTCTCGCGGAAGATGACCTCGTGAAAGTGGTCGGCCGTCAGTACGCCGGTCACGGTGTGACTGCTCCTGGACGCCTGGTCAAGCTGACCAAGTAATTCAGTGAAAGTCAAACTGACAGTCAGAAACAAGATTGACGGCGAGTCAGGGGAGATCGTTGAGGTTTCCCCTGACCGCGCCGCTTTTCTCTTTTCTGTGAACGCTGCCGAGCCGGTGTCAATAAAGGAGCAGATTGACACTCCGGAAAAGCGTTCCGCAAAGAGAACGACTCGGAAAAAGTGAACACGGAAAGGAAGCAGTCAAGATGTCCATGAAATTGATGATTGCGGTTCCGACAACCGATTATGTTCACGCTGAGTTCATGAAGTGCCTGGTAGATCTGAACACGAAACTGATCAAAGACGGAATCGATGTTGAGACTCACATCCTCGGCGGAACTCTCGTGTATATCGCTCGGAACCGACTCGCGCACAGTGCCATTTTTAATGAGTTCACTCATGTCCTGTGGTTGGACTCCGACATGACGTTCAGTCCGAATATCGTGGACGATCTCATGTTCTGTGGGAAAGACATGGTCTGCGGAGCGTTCGTCTCTCGGCGTCCTCCATTTGGGCCGTGTGTGTACTCGTGCATCGAGAAAAACGCGGTGACAAAGGTTGACTCTTTCGGAGTCGAACCGTTCCGCGTGGCCGGATGCGGTTTTGCAGCAGTGTTGATGAACGTGGATGTCCTGAGAGAAGTTCACGCTCGGTTCAACACTTGTTTCCATCCGACTGACTATTACGGAGAAGACCTCGCATTCTGTATGAGAGTGAACGAGATCGGCCGAGAGATTTGGTGTGAACCGACCGTGAGGCCAGGTCACATCGCTCATGTTCCGGTTTTTGCCGGAGATCATCTCTTCGGAGGTGAACAGGCGTGAAGATTCTGATTGCTGCTCCACTGCGACAACGACCGGAGATCTTCCGCGAATATCAATCAAGTCTTGATCGACTGGAACTGCCGGACGGCGTGACTGCCGACCGGTTTTTTGTTGTGAACGATTGTCCAGGCATCATTCCGGAGATCCGGAACGCGGACTATATCGTGAACGACTCGGAGGACGTGACAATTTATCACAACCATATGTGGACGGCGGATCTCGTCTCCAAGATGAGTGTGATGAGGAATCAGACGATCCAAAGAGCGCTCGATGGAGGTTATGACTATCTCCTGAGTGCAGACACGGATCTCGTTCTCCATCCGCAGACGCTGAAGGTTCTGCTTGAGAGCGGAAAGGACATCGTCTCGGAACTATTTTGGACAAACGGATGGTCGAACGCTTGGTTATTCGATCAGGCAGACGGTTACAGATCCGAATGGGAGACTCCTGGACTGTATGAAGTAGGAGGCAGCGGAGCGCTGATCCTGATAAGCCGGAAAGTTTTGGAACGTGGTGTGGATTACACTCCGATTCCGAATCTCAAAAAAGCAGTCTTCGGAGAAGATCGTCACTTCTGCATTCGTGCAGTGTGCAACGGTTTCTCTATTTGGGCGGACAGTCATGTTCCTCCTATCCATTTGTACACGCCTAAAGCCTATGAAGAATACATGGCCCACAAGGGGGAGTGATCAATGTTCAAAGAAGTGAAGTCGATGCTTCCGGTGAGCGGAAACGGTTATGACGCCGAGATCATCCTTCAGATCAATGCCGCCGCGCTCGATCTGACGAAGACTGCTGAGATCGTACTTCCAGGAGAGATCAACATCGTCAGCGCCGATGACGGAACCGTGACCGACACAAGCACTGTGACAGACGCACTGGTCATCACGGCCATCGCGACTTGGTGCAACATGAGGATCGGCAATCCGGCGAACTATGACAATCTCCTCAAGGCTTATGAGGCGATGAAAGGCGCATTGAGAATCAGCGGTTCTTACACTGATTTTGAGCCGGAGAGTGATGGAACATGAGGCAGATGACTACCATCGTCCTGATCGGATTCGCTCCGGATGCTCATGAGGTTGGCTCGGATCCTGTCGCAGTGAGACGGAGTGTCAAGGCACAGGAAATGAGTCTTTCTCTGACTGAACGTTACCAAGCGGCCGGAACCGGACTCGCTCCGGAGGCGAAACTGCTGATCCCATACAGTCGCGACTACCAAGGGGAGCGCGAACTTGAATACAACGGCGAACGTTGGACGGTGATCAACGCGGATCCGTACAAGGAATGGAACGGAACGATTCTCAGTATCAGACGGAAACTCGGCAACAGTGGAAGTTTGGAGGTGTAAGCGATGGACGATTACGCAGACCTTGTCAACGCCATGAAAGCGCTGACTCAAGGTGAAGGATCGGCGACCGTGACACTTCCGATGGCTGAATATGAGTGGAACACTCGACCTGAATCAAGCAGTTACGGAACGATCCGGATTGACTTTGAAGTCGATCCGCTGAACGGCGATGACCGGAAGGTCTGCCGAGCGTTTGAGGGCAGTGTTGATCTGTATAGCCGGAGCCGGAACGGTGAAGGTTGGATCCAAGAGATCGAGACTACACTGGCCGCGTACTGTGATTCAGCCTGGATGCTGAACATCAGCACTTACGAGAACGACACTCGCCTGTTCCATTGGGAATGGAGTTTCCAAGTCGAGGGGTGATCTCATGGCCTGGACGATGAAAACAACAGGGATGGACGAACTTGTTCATCGGATGGACAAGATCGGAGAACAGGCGGCCGGAGCCGCCTCACAAGGCCTATACAAAGGGGCCGGAGTTGTCGCTGACTCGGTCAGCGCTGCGGTGGGAGCCATCGCAACAGAACCGTTCAAGTACGCCTCTGACGGACGAAAACGGAAACCATCTCCTGAAGAAAAAGCCATAGTCATGAATGCTCCTCATGGAATCGCGAAATTCCGAAACAACGGAATCCGGATTGATACGAGCATCGGTTACAACCATTCCGGCTATGCTGCGATAACTTGGAGTCACGCTCGGAACAATGTTCGCACAAAGTACAAAGTCAAAAACGGAAAGGCGACTCGCGCCGGAATCGCGTCCGGAGGCACATCGTCAAAACCGGTGGCCGTGATCGCCAACGCGATCAATCACGGAACGTCGTTTATGGAAAAGCAGCCTTTCCTCCGGAAAGCGTTCTCGCAGTCGAGCGGATCGGCTCAAGGCGCTATGGAAGCCAAAATCAAAGAAGAACTCGACAAAATCGAACTGTAATGGAGGGAACAAACAATGGCGAATCCTAATGTTGGGATGATGTATCCTGTTTGGGCGCCTCTGACGTCTCACACTGACGGATCCATGCCGACCTATGGAACAGGCAAGGTCATCCAGGAGGCGCGGAATGCGACCGTGACAAGGGAATACGCGAACAATCCTTTGTACGGTGATGACCGGATCGTTGATGACGATAACGGTCTGACCGGACTGACGATGTCGTTTGAATCGACCGGCCTGACTGATGCCGACCGTGTGTCGATCCTCGGCGAAACTGCCAACGCGAACACGACCACTGGCGGACAGTGGGTCAGCGACAATGAGACTCCGTGGGGCGGATACGGATACATCCGGAAGATGCGTCTCGATGGCGTCCGGTCTTTTGAGGCCTGGTGGACTCTGAAGATCAAGTTCCAGGAAGAGAGCATGGCCACTCAGACTCGTGAGGGTCAGATCACATGGGGAACTCCCACTCTGAACGGCCGCGCTGCCGGTCTGATCGTGGACAGTTCCGATGTTGCGCGGTATCAGCTTCACAAGACGTTCAGCGCGATTGCTGACGCCAAGGCATGGCTGAACGGCCTCGCGAATATTACCTGATGTCTTAGGGGGGGCCGGTGTATCCGGCTCCCCTGATTTTATTAAGGAAGGAAGCAGATGTCATGACGGAGATCAATATTGGCGGACGGAAAATTCCGCTTTCATATACTGCATATGAGATGATCGAGATTCAGCGTCAGATCGGATGCACTGCTTTTGAACTGACGGACAAAGTGTTCGGAATCAGGTCGGAAGAGGACGAGAACAATCCGGCTGCTGAACCAAAGGTCATTATTGATGTTGTGAACGATCCTGACCGGCTTGAAAAGATGGGGAAACTGATCGCCATCCTCGGAAACGCCGGTCTTGAACAGTCCGGCCAGGAACCTGATCTGACAGACAAATGGATCCTGAGAAACATGAAACCGGCGCTGATCCTCGGATACGCCATCGCAACAATGGCGGAGATCAGCAACGGAAACATGATGGAAGTCAAAAACGACAAGGACGGGCCGGTTGATGAAGTCCTGGAGGAACAGGAGTCAAAAAAGCCGCAAGGGAACTGACGTACCGGCGAGTAGTTTCCCATGGATTAGTGGCCGGACTGAGTCGAGAAGAGATTGACCGGATGAAACCCGGCGAGATCCTTGACCTCTACTATTACCGGATGATGTACGACCGGAGCATGAACGCGAGGATGTGAGAAAAGATGGCGGTAAACCTTGAACTCGGCGTCGATATGGGGGCCTTTAACTCAGGAATAAGTCAGGCCAAAGCGCAAATTAACACTTTCAATGCAGCTCTGAAATTCGCGGAAGCCTCATTCAAGGCGACAGGCGACGCGGAAGCCGCGATGGTTACCAGGACAACCGCGCTGAACGGGAAACTCCAAACTCAGAAGCGCATGGTTGAGCAGTACGCCAAAGCGCTTGAGGCCATGAAGAATTCCGGTGTCAAAGAGACGAGCGAGGAATATCTGAAAATGCAGAGGAGTATGATCCTCGCTCAAGCTGCCATGAATGACACTCAGGCCGCGTTGAACGGTCTGAATACAAGCCAACAGGAAGCCGCGCAGAGTGCCGACAAACTGACAACGAGTGTCCAGGGAATCGGACGGAAGATCTCTCTCGATCAGGTGATCAGCGGAATTGACCGGATCACTGATGGCATGGAACGAGCCGCGCAGAAAGTCGTTCAGTTCGGCGAGAAACTGTGGGCGACCATCATGGACTCCGCAAAGAGGGCCGATGATACGTCAACGATGGCGGAAATGTACGGAATCGACCTCCAAACGTTCAAGCGTATGCAAGCGCTCGTCGCAGGTGGCCTGGACACGAGCGTCGATGCGATGTTGTCCAGTCAGGACAAACTCAAAAAGGGCATCGGAAACGGAACAAAGGCCGTCATTGAATCTCTTGAGGAACTCGGACTCGCGTTTGAAAGCGGAAAAGGCGCGAACACTCTGATCACGGAAGACACACTCGATCTGATGTTCCGCGCCGGCCAAGCGATCATGGCATATGGCGACGGAGTCGAGGCTGAAGCGAAACAAGAGGCACAGGCCCAGGCGCTCTTTGGAAAGAGTTGGAAAGAACTCGTTCCTTTGTTTAAACAGTACAACACGGTCGAAGAGTATCGCGCAGCGCTCAACGGAGTGAGCGTGTCGAGCGAGGATGCGACCAAGAACGCAGCCGAACTCGCTGACCGCGTTGGATTGCTTGAAAACACATGGACTTCTCTGAAGGATGAAATTATCGGCGCGGTCGCTCCTGGACTTACTGCCGGAGCGGAAGCGCTCAATAATGTTCTCAGTACGATCCTTGAGTATCTTCAGAAGCCGGAAGGACAGGAGATGCTCACAAAACTCGGAGAGAGCGTTGCCGGTCTGTTCGATGACCTGGCCAACGTCAATCCGGAAGATGTCGTGAACAATTTCGTCACGGTGTTCGACAAACTGACTGAAGGACTTGAGTTCCTTTCCAAAAACTGGGAAGGAATCGTTGATGGAATCAAGGCCATCGGTATTGCTTTTGGTGCGCTAAAGATCGGTGAGGGTGTGCTTGAGGGCCTCCGCCTGATCAACGGTTTCAGGAGTCTGCTTGGAAGCGGAGGAGGCGCGTCGGCCGTTGGCGCTGCTGCCGGAAACGGCGGAAAACTGTTTGCAACAGGAGCCGGAGTCGCGTTGACTGGCACTGCTTCTGCGATAGGCGCCGGAATCTCTTCCGCAGATCCGACCGGACTCCTCGCGATGACGCCGTATTTGATCGCAGATCAGACGGAGTTCGGACGTGTTCTCCGAGACGGTGGAAGCGTTGAAGAGGCCGCGAAAATGTCCGGAAAAGCGGTCGAAGAGGCTGCCGAAAATGCGGTGAAAGCATGGGAGGATTGGGGAACGCAGATCGTAGAGACGCCGAAAGCACTCGCTGAAGTAGTTTACAACTGGCTCACAGGAAAAGGAACGACCGGAGACTGGAGTGGCGAAAACGGAGACGATTGGTCGGTCAAAGTCAAACCGGAAGCCGAAGACGACTCCGCTGAGAACCTGGCCAAGCAGATAGGCGCTGTGACAGTGCCGGTGAACTTGGAGATTGCCGGTTTCGGTGGCTCTGCGGTTGGCGGAGGCGGCGGAAGCGGACTTGATCCGCTGAGACAGGCGATCTTTGGCGGAATGGGATTCGCCAACGGTCTTCCTTTCGTCCAAAGAGACGGACTCTATCTGCTGCACAAAGGCGAAACCGTCACTCCGGCGCGTGAGGTGAACAGTCGCAGTTTCAATAGTAATTTGTATGTCGAGTCCATGATCATGAACAATGGAACTGATGTCAACGGCCTCGCGTCCTCGATGGCTGCGGCCCAGAGACGGACAATGAGCGGATATGGGAGTTGATTGAGATGGGTAAACTTCTCTATTTCATTTGGAAAAACGAGGACTGCCGGTCGAGGGGGATCCGTCTCGCGACTCCTATTCCGATTGTACGACCGGAAGAACGTGTGAAACACGTCGAGATTCCTGGCCGGAGCGGAGATCTGACGCAGTTGGAAGGGGAAAACATTTTCAATTCCTATATTCAGACTGCGTCGATCATGGTTCCTGGGTGGTTCAACGTTCGTGAAGTTTACTCATGGCTGCGCGGATCAGGGTTCGTCACTTTTCATGGCGAACCTGACCGCAGACAGATGGCTCGGATCATCGGCGCGATCACGCTGAATAAGCACTCGCACAATCTTGATTGGTGGGTTGGTGAGGTTCAGTTTTATTGCCAACCGCTCAAAGAACTCCTCTCGGAACCACTCGTCACGGTGACGTCTTCCGGAACGGTCGTTGAGAACATCGGAGATGTGGACTGTAAGCCGAGGATCCTGGCGACCGCTTCCGGAACGGAGATGACGATCAACATAAACGGCCGAGAATTGACCATCAGCGGCCTGACGTCCGGTCAGAACTATTTGATCGACTGCGACATCATGGACGTCCTGACGGCCGACGAAACGGCCGTTCTGACTGCAAACAGTGAGGGTGACTTCCCAATCCTTGAACGCGGAGACAATGTCGTTTACGGAACCGGATGGAGCAGCCTCAGAATTGAAAGAAGGGAGCGCTTCCTGTGATCTGCTGCTATGACATCGGCAACGAGAATTTTGAGAAGAATGGTGACGCCGTTCTGACTCCGTTCAGCGGATCTCACACTCAGGTCGCCGGTGGAGGGTATGACATATCATTCGTTCATCCGATTGATCCTGACGGGAAATGGCGCCACTTGGTTCCAGGAGCCATCGTCAAGGCTCCGGTTCCGGTTGAAACCATTGAGAACAGTTATTCCGGACTTGAGGCGGACATTTATGTCACGACAACGAGCGCTGAACTGAGAGACGGGCCGAGCGCTCCGCAGAGGATCACATATCAGGAGTGGGTGGCCGGACAAACGTATTCTGTCGGCGACAAAGTGACTGTGACAACAACAGGACACAGAAACTTCCAGTGCATTTATTTCGATAGTTCGAGTCCTGTCGTCATGGTTCCTCCGTACAACAGTAGTTGGTGGAAACAGATTCCTGACTATACAAGTGGAGCGACTGTCCTTGTCACACTGCCGACCGGAACGGAACTGTACTTGGTCGAGGATTACGGTTCGTCTTGGATTAAGGCTGAGACGAAATACGGAATGATCGGGTACGTTCAGAAAAGCAAAGTCCGATATGACAGACACGTCACGCCGGAAGAAAATCAACCGAGAGAAATCAGAGATCAGCTTTTCCGGATTGAGGAGCCGGTTGTCAACACAGACAATCAGACGGTAACTGTGACCGGAAAACACGTTTCATATGACTTCTCCGGAGATCTGATCCAGGATGTCTCCATCTCTCAGGCGAGTCCGGCGATGGCCATCGCTCGTCTGATGGAAGGATTGATGATCCCATATCGCGGAACAATCGCAACGAACCTTGCAACCGACACAAACGGAACATACACAGGCGAGATCAAAGGGAAAAACGGAACGTTCGCTCTGTTGGATCCTGACAAGGGCATCGTTCACGAGTTCAACGCTCGTTATGTGCGCGACAATTGGGATCTGTTCGTTATGCAGCGGACAGGCACTGATCGAGGTTATCGCCTCAGATACGGCGTGAACACTCGCGGAATAACTTGGAAGCAGAACAGTTCGCAGTTGATCAATCGCGTCGTTCCTGTGGCCAAGGACTCAGGCGGTAAAGACTTATATCTTCCGGAATTGTGGGTGGACAGTCCGAGAATCTCCAACTATCCGGTCATCAAGATGTCTCGGTTGACCGTCCAGGGCCAAGTCGGAAAGGACAAGGGAACCGGAGATGGATCCACTTGGACGGAGTCAGATCTGCTCGATGAGATGCGTCTGAAAGCGTCCGAGCAGTTCTCCGTTTCCCATGTGGACGAGGTGGTCGAGGAGGTAACGATTCAGATCGAGCAACTCGACGATACGGCTGAGTATGCCTGGTTGAAAGGATTGAAAAGTCTGCTGCTATACGACGTGGTCAACGTGATTGATGAGCGGATCGGAATCGAGAGACAACTGTATGTTTCTCAGATCGAATACGACATCATCCGCGAGAAGATCATTGGAATCAAACTATCAAACATTCAGGACATGAACGTTCGGACGGTTGCCGGTTATAACGTCATGTATAACTCCATTGGGCCGGAAAAATTGACAGATGAAGTTTCACAGGTGATCGTTGAACGTGCGCTTGACATTATCGGATAATAAAACGGAGGGATGAACGATGGCAACCATCAAAACCGACCTGATCTGCAATCTGAACCAACCGGTCAACGTGACCTATCTTCATGGAAACCTGTTTTCGCAAGACAATGCCGGAAACACGATCAACGTGTTCGTCATGGACAACGGTGAACCGGCGACCATCGGAGGAACTGTTTCCGCGAACGTGATCCGGTCTGACGGTCAGACAGTGGCCGTGTCCGGCGCCATTGAGGGAAACCGCGCATATGTGATTCTTCCACAGGCCTGTTATGCCGTTCCTGGCGTCGTGCATATCATCATCAAACTGACGCAGAACACGACGGTCACGACCATCGCGGCCATCGTCGCGAATGTGTATATGTCCACAACTGACGCGGTGATCGATCCTGGACAGGTGATTCCGTCCATCCAGGCACTGATGGCGCTGATCGAAGAGGCCGTTGACTCAATTCCGACAGATTATACTGGACTTCTGCACACAATCGCGGCCGACTATTCGTCCTCCAAGACGTACAAAGTCGGAGATTATGCCTGGGAATCCGGAGTCCTGAAACGGTGCATCGTGCCGATTACGGCTGCGGAAACCTACACGGCCGCGCACTGGACGAACGCGGTGATCGGCGATGATCTTACGAACTTAAAGAGTGCTATCAATGACGTAAATAATTGGTTTGCGGAAGAAAGCGGTGTAAGGCATTACATTTTCGACCTTGGTGTATGGATTCCGACAACCACAAGCACTGTCAACCCGGAAGATATTACACCAAATGGCGGGATGGCTTGCGTTGTGGTGGATTGTCAAGAAGGTGATGTTTTCCAAATTAAGGCTTCCGGGGCAAATTCAAGTCACCGCCCGTATTCGTTCATTGACAGTAACAACGCCGTGCTAAAACAAGCGACATCAAACTCAACCAATTCAACGCAGACCGCCCCGGAAAACGCCGCAAAACTTATTGTCAACGCAAGCAAATACAACGAACATTACGTAATCAAAAACAATAGCAAAATCGACAAGATCGAAACCGAAATTTCAACCGTTGCACCTCTCCTTCCGAGCGGAAGTGACCAAACCGCAGATATTTTGAACCGCCTGTCAAATGGGCGGTGCGTGTTGGGAAAAGGAACGTTCATCGTTGACAATCTGCTTATGCCGGCCGGTTCGGTGTTGACCGGGTGTGGAGAGGATTCTGTTATCAAATTGGTAGACACGGAACATGGTTATACTTTACCAGAACCAGTATCGTCTGCGGAAGGCGTCGGCGTAAAACAAGTATATTCGGACAATGATGGTTTGCCGCCAGGTCTGTATTCGTGCGTTGTGAATGTTTCAACTGAATACACAGGCACAACGACTTCGAGAATTACGTTCCTTAAAGCTACATCGTACAGTTCTGCAAATATTATCAAGACGGTGGATGTTGGGCGTGATGCCGACAAGGAATTCCAAATACTTCTAACAGAAACCGTGAAGGGGATTGTTGTTTTCTCTGGTCATGTTTCGAACATTGCATATAGTATTACTGTCAGCAAGTTGGAACTTTCAATCAATCCGATTGCCGTTATCATGGGCAACGGATGCACGGTTGAAAATGTTTCATTTGTCGGCGCAGATACACCGATTGAACTGACAGGAACAATTGGGAATCGTACCGCAATCGGATGGGTTAATCCGACAAATCAATACGGAATCATTTCCGGTTGCAGAATTAGTGACTTTGATTGTGCCGGGATTCTTCTTCAAGACACATCGACCCCGGTTGATCGTTCTGCGCTTATATCAAACTGCCATATTTCGCATAATATGGTTGGAATCTACATTCGCAAAAACGGAGAGTTCAATAAAATCATCAACTGCGGCGTGACAAAAAATTATTATGGTTCTTTGAACCGTGGCGGAAACAACGTTTTCAGCAACTGCGGATTTGATAGCAATGTTGTCGGGATGCAGATTGATGCGGACGAAGGCGATAATCAAGGGCACGGTTCAATATCTAACTGCACGTTCAACCATTCAAACGGCAATACGGGATATGGGATAATTATTAAAGGCACCGGGCGTGAATTGATCGGAAACTGTCAGTTCTGGTATTCGAATATTCGTTTTCAGAATTCAAACGGCAACGTTATAAACGGATGCGAGTTTGGCAATGACGCAAGCGTTGAGATCACGAACAATGGAACGGGTACATCGTGCAATATGGTTATCGGTTGCATGATGCGCTCCGGGGCAAATAAGGTGACGATCTACAACGATGTAAAATCAAAGGTTATAAATTGTTGGACAAGGGACGGAATCGAGATTACGCCAACAGTTTCTGATATTCCGATTTAATGTGACCTTTAAATCAGAATCGGTAATACGCAAAAGAAAAATATCAAGCCGAACAAAATGGAGTTGTTGAAAAAAATGCTTTCTGTTTTGATTGCAGTGCTGATCTGCATACTCGGCGGAGTCCTCGTGGCGTTTATTATTTACGACGATGGAGGCGATGATAATGATTAAACCGGAAGATCTGATCGAGAAATTCAAATACGCATTGAACGACAATTGGGGTTACATTTGGGGCCAGTGGGGAGGAACGTGGACTCAGGCGAAACAGAACGCAGCGTCCAGGGAGATGACGATCAAGTATGGATCCAAGTGGATCGGTCATCGTGTCGCGGACTGCTCCGGCCTGTTCCGGTGGGCCTATTCCGAACTCGGTGAGGGGATCGCTCATGGATCCAATTCGATCTTTGATCGGTACTGCTCCGCAAAAGGCACTCTGAAGAAAGGGAAACGGACGGACGGCGCTGATCTGCTGCCTGGAACGGCCGTTTTTACCGGAGACTCCAAAGAACACGGCCATATAGGTCTTTACATCGGAAACGGTGAGGTGATCGAGGCTGCCGGAACCGAACAGGGAGTCATCAAGTCCAAAGTGACCGCGACCAAGTGGACTTGGTGGGGAGAACTCAAATCGGTCAGTTATCCTGGTCGCGAGTCCGCTGAGAATCCATCAGAACCGACCGCAGAGCGTCCGACTCTGCGACGCGGAAGCAAGGGAGAGTTCGTCACGATGCTTCAGACGGAGTTGATCCGCCTGGGTTATGCTCTGCCGAAGTACGGCGTAGACGGCGATTTCGGAAAGGAAACCGAAATGGCCGTCAAGTATTTCCAACAGGACAACCTACTGACTGCCGATGGTGTCGTTGGCCCGAAGACATGGAAAGCGTTGGACGGATCAGACGCGATGAAAATGTATTCCGTGACCATTCCTCATCTCGCTCGTCATGAAGCTGAAGCACTCGTGAAGAACTACAAAAATTCAAAAATGATGGAGGAGTGAGACCAATGGGAGAACAGGAATCGACAAGTGTCGCCATCGCGAGGATGGAAGAGCAGATCCGGAACCTCGACCGGAGAATGGGAAACCTTGAGAAACTGACAGAAACGGTCAGCAGTTTGGCGGCCAGTGTCAAAGTTCTGACCGAGTCGATCAAGCAGACCGATCAGAACGTGGAGAATCTGAAACAGGAGGTCGTTGATATACACGACCGTCCGGCCAAGAGATGGGAAACCATCGTCGCCGCGCTGATCACGGCCGTCGTTGGCGTCATCATCGGACATTTCATCAAATAAGAAAGGGGAATCTGTTATGAAGTGGGATTTCAAGAAGTTCGCACTTGCAGCATTTCTGAGGGCCGTCCGGACGTTCGCTCAAGCGTTCATCTCCGTGTGTGGGATCGAGGGATTTACGGCGACATTCGCCGATATTGACTGGATCCGCGCTCTCTCCATCGCCGGAGTGTCGTTTGTGCTGAGTCTCGTCACTTCTGTCGCGACCGGTCTTCCGGAGGTTGAACAGAAACCTCCTCAAGAGGTCGAACAGACCGAATAACGTTATATTGCCTCCGAGATCAACTCTCGGAGGCTTTTTTATTTGTCGGTAGTAGATGTCGGTAGTAGCAAATCCGGCCAAAAACCGATGTCGGTAGTATGTCGGTAGTAGAACGGAATCGACCACTTTTGAACGTTTGTGAACGAGAGCATGAAAAAACCTCGGAACCGTTGAGATTCCGAGGTTTACGCGGAGAAGCCGGGATTTGAACCCGGGCTGCCATCACTGACACTACTCCCTTAGCAGTGGAGGACAACTATTGGAATACAAGCGGTCTGCGGTCGTGCCTGTCGGTAGTATGTCGGTAGTAGAACACCTCCGTCACTCCGCCGACGCTTGTTTTTTGCCGATCTGATCGACCGCAGCGATCACGTCTGACCGGTCAGGATGGGCGTATCTATCGAGCATCCTGGACGTTGACCATCTCATCACTTTCCGGATCGTCTGAGGAGCGATTCCTTCCGTGATGGCCAGTGCGGTCGCGGTCGTGTGTCGGCATGAATACGGAGACAATCTCCGGCATCCGGCAGCCTCCAACGCGGCGTAGTAATTCGCTCTCCAAATGTCCTCCGATGATCCAAACAGGCGTCCGGACGGTTTCGCGTTCGCGATCAGATCCTCCAAGACAGGGATGATACTGGACGCGATCACGACCGGCGTCTTTTTCCGAACGTTCGTCTTTTTTCCGGCGCCTACGATCTGCCGTTCGTCGAGATGGATCATGTCCACTGTCAGATCCATGACCTCACCTGGCATCATGCCGGTGTAGATCATGAGGAGCGGAACTGCTGCGCGGATGTCTCCGGACTCGTACAACCTCCAAAGAGAGGCCTGTTCCATATCGTTAAACGCTTCTCTCTCCGTTTCGGTCTGTTTCGGAAGCTGAATGAACGACGGAAGATCCTTGTTCACATATCCGTCAGCAGCCGCGAGTCTGAACAGATTCGTCAGTACTGTCCGGCAGTCTTTCGCGGTGTAATAGGTCTTGGCGACGGATCCGACCGTCTCGCGCAGATCTGCGACGGTCAGTTGATCGATTGTGGCCTGATGGATCCGCGTCATCTTGTTCCAGGCGATCTTGTATGCGGTCTGCTTGGACGATGAAAGCGCCGAAAACTCGTTTTTTTCGTAATTATCCCAATAAAATTGTAATGTGGGAGCAATATTCGGTTTGAGGACTCCTCTCGCTTTCAGAGTCGGACAGAATGCGAGAGCGTCCGACTTGGTTTTGAATCCTCCCTTTGTGAGTTTGATCGGAATCAGTTTCTTTTTGTCCGGATTGTTCAGGTCGAGAGGCGGAGGATCTCTCCATCCGATCACGACCTGGGCCGTCCATGTCGATCCGCGTTTGAATGCCGTTCCGGATCCGTTTCCGCGTGATTTGGTTCGGCCTTTTTTTTGTGCGCTCAGACGGTGTCCGCATCGGCAGCAGAAAACGGACTCATCCGGCGTCTCTGCTCTGCATTTCGGACAGATCATTGGTCGTTCCCTCCATACTCATGATAGTTCATGTTGTCCAGGTCTCCGCGCTGAACGTGTTTCAACTCGTGGACATAGGTTGACAGGTTCTGCTCGTGCGACAGGCGAGAGTTCAAAACTATGTAGATCTCACCATCGTCATCGTGGTATACGAAACCGCGAACGGATGTCGGTAAGTTCATCAAACGGATGATCATTTGTGTCACGTCCTTTTTTCTTCATTATATGAAAGGACATGACGGAAAAATCAATCATCGCGTTCCTTCAGGATCCGGTCGGCCATCTGAAGCATGAACTCAACGTCTTCCGGTTCCATCTGCCTCGCTCGATCAAAGAGCAGACCGAGACGCGGATTTGCGTGGAGTTTCGCGAGTACAGTCTCAAGATCCGCCTCATTTTTTGCAGTTTGTTGAACTTCGATGTCGAACGTGACGAACCTGACCGGATCCATCTGAAGCACTTTCGCCAGTGCTGCGATCTTATCACGGCCCATGTTTTTTATCATTCCCTTTTCCCATTTCCGGACAGTGGACTTTCCGACGCCGACCGCGTCCGCGACGGCCTCAAGGGTGAGTCCGAGTTCCTTCCGGCGTTGGGAGATGATGTTTCCGAGTTCCTCCATCGTGATCAGTCTCCTTTCGGACTACATTATATAATATTGTATCTTTTTGTGCAACTTCTTACCGAAAACCGCTTGACAAGTGTCTTTTACGCCACTATAATTGTGAGTGTCGAAAAAGCCACAACAAAATACCAAGACCCACAAAAGGAAGGGGGTGAGGGAATGAATCGGAATGAACTTCAGAGACAGATCAGGTTGGAAGGAAAGACGGTCGATCAACTCTGTTCCGCGCTCGGAATCAGTCGGTCTGCATGGTTCCGGAAGATCGGCGGCCGGAGCGAGTTCACGCAGAGTGAGATCTGTACACTACGCAGAGAACTTGATCTCGATGACGAACTGACAGGATTCATTTTTTTTAACGACAAAGTGTCTTAAAGGACACGGAAAGGAAGGAACAGTGGGTCTTACAAAGATTGACGAGCGGACGTCTGAGTGGGAACGGCGCGAGATGAGGCGCCACAACATCAAACAGTGGGTGATCACAATCGGTGAGGTTCTGCTGATGGTCGGCGCGGTCTATTTGATCGTGTGGTTGTGTTCGGAGGTGCATCCGTAATGATGAAGACGTTCGTTGCTGCTGACGGCCGGAGGATCCGCGCCACAATGAGCGCTGACGAGATCCGGCATGAGATCGCGATCACGATCACTTCCATCCTGACTCCGGCGATCACATTCGTCCTGTTCGTGTGGGCCAGTGGGATCCTGAAATGAGGTGGAAAGATGAAATATCCGATGAGCAGATCTGAAGTGAAGGACATCGTCAACGAGATCTGTCTGAAGTGCAAGCGGTACAAGACCGCTCATCTCGGAGACTGCGACGGTTGTCCTGGACTTGAAGTGAAATGGGGGAAGGAAGATGGCGAGAAAGACGGCGAGAACGATCAGTGAACTCCGGATGAGCGCTGATCCGATGATTCCGACCGCAGAACTGGCCGTGATCCTCCGGACGGACTCGACAACACTGTTCAGACGCGCAAAAAACGGCGAATTGAGCCGGTTGTTCGGCGGAGGCGTCTATTGTACTGACCACAGGGCATCGGTCAGCAGAGAGGCGTTTCTGCGGTGGTATGACGGATTGGAGGGAAGCAGATGAGTTATCCATTCTCAGCAGAAGTGATCGATGCGGAAAACGATGTTGTCCGCGAACTGATCGAAAAGGCCGATGACGCGATTGACTCTGCGGTCGATGCGATCCAGGAGGCCTGTGGAACCGGTGGATATCTGAGCGGTCACGATGCTTTCGTCCTGTCAGGGCAGATCCTGAAGCTGAAACAGATCCGAGTCGAGGTTGACAAGGTTCTGTCCGGACTCAAACCGGAGAAGCGGTCGCCGACTCTCGATGAAGAGGGTGAGGTGATGACGTTTTGATCAGGATCATTCCGAACATTCCGAAAATCAAGGCTCATTGGGAGCGCCGGACGGATGACATTCCGACATACTTGGAGGTTCCCATGAGCGACGGAACGACCGTAAAATACATTCCTGAAATCGTTCAGCCTGGGTTCGTGGCCGCGATGGAGACGATCAAGCGAATGACGGTCGGTTATCCTCCGAAAGACTGGAGTTCGGGCCAAACAGACAAATGACCGGCGATGCTGCAACATCAACCGGCCACAGAGAAAAGTATTTCAACTGATTCTATCACGAAAGGAAGGAACAATCAAATATGAGTGAATTAGAACAATTGCTTATAGAGAAGAGAAGGATTGAAGATCAAATCAATCTCATTAGAGGCGGTTTGCTTGATAAAAAGCAATTTGGCAACATCTCATATACTGCAAAAGTTCTCAACGAGAAGCAAAACAGATACACAATCAGCATTCTCATGAAACAAAAAGTCAGAAGATATGAAACGTATGCAGAAGCAAAGTCGAGAGGACATGATCGTTGTGAATGCACAATGGATAAAGTGACCAGTCGGTGGCAGAGTTTCATTTCTGAAGATACCGAGGTTGCAACAATCGAAACAATTGAGAGAACGATTGCAAACCTAAATTGTCTGTTGAAAGCAATAAAAGAGGAGGACTGACCATGAGTGAACATCACTGGCGGAACGAGTTCAAGTCGAACTATTTCGGTTCCCATCTGATGCCTGACGGAAAGGACATGATCCTGACCATCAGTAAGGTTCAGCCGGAAGAGTTGACCACAACGGACGGAAAGACGAAACACGGCCTCGTCTGCTATTGGGCGGAGGATCAGCTTCCGATGGTTCTGAACAAGACGAACGCTGCGGCCATCGCGAAACTGCTGAAAGAGAATGACTATACCAAGTGGGCCGGTCATCGCATTCAGATCTATGTCGATCATCAGGTGAAAGCGTTCGGCGAGATCGTTGACGGCCTCCGGATCCGGAAGAAACTGCCGGAAGACGTCAAGATTCCGTGTGAGGTCTGCGGTCATATGATCGCTCCGGCATTCAGCATGAGCGCGACACAGTTCGCGGCCTGGACGAAAAAGCGGTTCGGAAAAACGATGTGTTCCGAGTGCGCTCAAGCAGAGAAAGCGAAACAGGAGGGAACCAAGAATGAAGCTGAGTCCTGAGAACTACTATTCCGACGAGGCGAACAAGGCGTATTTCAGCGCCAGTCAGATCAAAGCGTTCAAAAAGTGCGAGGCCTCCGCGATGGCTGAGATCAACGGCGAGTATGAGCGTCCGGCCTCGACCGCACTGATCGTCGGCGGATTCGTTGATGCTGCGCTGACCGGATCGGACGCGGAGATGGAAGCGTTCATGAAAGTCCATCCGGAGATGTTCAAGCGTGACGGCACTCTGAAAGCGGACTTCGTCCAGGCTGAGTGGATGATCGAACGTGCAAAGCGTGATCCGGTGTTCATGGAGTACATGACCGGCGAACATCAGTCAATCCTGACCGGCGAGATCGGCGGAGTTCCGTTCAAGGCAAAGTTCGACGTCCTGGCGGATGATCGGATCGTCGATCTGAAGACCGTCCGCGACCTGTCTCCGGTCTATCTTCCTGGACAGGGGCGAGTCACGTTCGCTGACGCTTGGGATTGGCCGTTACAGATGGCCATCTATCAGGAACTGAACCGGCAGCGGACAGGAAAAACGCTTCCGTGTTATCTCGCGGTGATCACGAAAGAGGATCCTCCGGACATTGAGATCGTCGAGATCGAACAGGAGCGGATGATGGCTGAACTCTCCTGGTTGAAGACAGTCCTTCCGCGATATGAGGCCATCAAGGACGGCGTGATCGAGCCGGAACGGTGCGGACACTGTGCGTTCTGTCGTGCGACACACATGATCGATGAGATCAAGACTCTGAGTGATTTTGAGGAGGTATTCGGAAATGAATGACATTCGCATTATTGGACATCTGACGAGGGATCCGGAACTGAAGACAAGCGCCAACGGTGACGAGTTCTGCCGGTTCACGGTCGCAGTGAACAGGAAGACCGGAGGAAACGAAAAAGCGGATTTCTTCGACTGTGTGGCATTCAAGCAGACTGCTGCGGCCATCGCAAAGTACATGACCAAAGGACGTCAGATCGCGGTCGGTGGCCGGATGGAGTCCAACGTGGTCGAGAAGGACGGTCAGAAAAGAACGTACTGGCAGATCGTCGCACTGGACGTCGAGTTTCTCGGAAGCAAAAATGACAAAAATGACGGCCGTTCGGCTGCTCCGGCTGAAGGATTTACAGACGTGACAGGAGATGTGGAGGATCCGTTCTGATGATCATCGTCGATACTCGCGAGAAGATCCGCGCAATTCGCTTGATCCTTGAGGAGTTCGACAGACAGGGTGTGGAGTATGTCAGAAGAAAACTCGATTTCGCGGACTATGCTTCCACTGATGGGCCGGAGAGGATCGTGATCGACCGGAAGCAGAACCTCAACGAGATCGCGTTCAACGTAATCCAGGGGAAAGCGCGGTTCGTCCGAGAGATTGAACGCTGCAACCGCGCCGGGTGGCACATGATCGTCCTGATCGAGCATTCCTCGCAGATCAAGTCGCTTGAGGACGTGATCAAGTGGAAGAATCCTCGGCTGAAGGAATCTCCACTGGCCGTCTCCGGTGAGCGACTGTTCAAGATTCTGAAAGCGATGGAGGAGTTCTATGGAATCGAGTTCCAGTTCTGCGGTAAAAGGCAGACCGGAAAGCGGATCCTCGATCTGTTGGGGGTGAGGTGATGATCGACCTCCGGATTTACGCTCCGCAGATCAAAGAACTCGTCTCCTGTCGGCGGTTCCTTGAGTTCAATGGGATCAAGGTAAACCGGCGCGGATTCGCGGTCTGTCCTCTGCATGGAGACACGGACGCGAGTCTGAAAGTGTACGACGGCGACCGAGGTTGGACGTGCTATGGATGTCACAAAGGCGGCGACGTCATCAACCTGGCTAAAGCGTATTACGGAGTCACGTTCAGCGAGACGATCAGACGTCTGAACGATGACTTCTCTCTCGGACTGACACTGGACAAGGCGCCAAGCATCCGAGATCGGTTCGTGTTCGCTGCTCGGAGGGCCGTCGAGGTTGAGAACCGGCGTCGTGAAGAGCGAAGAGCAGAACTGGAAGAAAAGGAATATCTCGACTGGTTGGGATGGTTGATTTGGCTCGATGCGATGGTAACGGACAACGAACCAAAGCGCGATGAGGAATGGAGTCCGGCCTTTTGCGGATGGATACAACTCAGGGCCTATGTTCTCAGCCGGTTGAAGGAAATTGAAGAGAGGAGGATCAAAACCGATGGCGGACAACACACTGAACGGACAGACGATCAGGGCAACACTTCAGCAGTTCGACGCTGAAGCGTTCCGCGACGGACTTCCGTTCAGCCTCCTTGGTGAATGCGGAGACGAACTGACGCAAGCAAGAGCAGAGAGCGCCATGAGGGAAAGAGCGAAAGCGCTCGGACTCTCGATGAAAGAGTTCGACTCGATGCTGAAAGCGGCGAAAGCGGATCTCCGCAGACAGAAAGCAGAGGAACAGAAACGGATCGACGAGGCGGAAAGATCTGAAAAGGTCGAACAGGCGATGAGCGACGGTCAGATCACAGGACTCGCCGAACTGATGGAAGACGGTCAGACTCCGAATTTCGGTGAGTACATCTGTTCGGAACGGTCGGTGATGACAATCGGAGCATTCGGCCAGTTGACCAAGGTCTGCGGTCATCCACTGTTTCCGACTCGTCGATATGTGAACATCGAAACCGGCAGCGAACTGCTCGACATCAGTTACAAACTCGACGGCCGGTGGAAGACGCTGAAGCTGATCGACCGGAAGACCATCAGTCAGGCCAGGACGATCACAGGACTGAGCGAGTACGGATTGGACATCACGAGTGAGAACGCAAAGGATGTCGTGATCTATCTCGCCGAGATGGACAGACTCAACCGTGACCACATCAAGCGTCAGGAAACGGTCAACCATCTCGGATGGATCGACGGACGCGGATTCAGTCCATACATTGACGGCGTCGAGTACGATCACGGCGGAAAGTTCTCGGAAGCGTATGAGGCCATCAAAGAGGCCGGAAGTTTCGATGTGTGGAAAGACAAGGCCGGTGAGGTCATGGAGGATCCGGCCTGTCTTCCGGCTCGGCTGCTGATGGCTGCAAGCGTGGCCAGTGTTCTGCTGAAGTGGACTTCTCAGCAGCCGTTCATCGTCCATCTATGGTCGAGCGAGAGCGGAACCGGAAAGACGGTCGCGACCATGTTAGCCGCTTCCATTTGGGCAGATCCTGAACTTGGTCGGTATGTCCGGAGCATGAACGCGACAAAGGTTGCGAACGAACAACTCGCCGGATTCTGTAATAATATGCCTCTGATCCTGGACGAGTTGCAGACGGTTCAACATAATGCGGACTTCGATGAGTTGATCTATATGCTTTGCGAGGGAACCGGCAAAGCACGAGGAGCGAAAGACGGAGGACTTCGCGAACAGTCTCGATGGATGAACGTGATAATCACGAACGGCGAACAACCGATCAGTGCTGAGAGTCGCGCCGGTGCGGTCAATCGTGTGATCAGCATCGAGGCAGACGGCGAGATCATTCCTGGCGATATGCCGATGTTCGCCGACACGCTCCGGAAACATCACGGTCACGCTGGTCGGATGCTTATCGACAGGATCCTGAAAGAACCGGAGTTCGCTGAGAAAATCCGTCAGACCTATGTCGGCGCGAAAAATGCGTTTCTGCGCGGAGGAGCGACCGGCAAACAAGCAAACTATGGCGCTGCGCTCCTGGTCGGCGACATCATGCTATGTTCCGTGATATTCGGCATGAAATACAAGCCGCTGACCATCGATCAGATCTGTCCTTATCTCGCGACATCCGAGATGGTCGATACAAACGTGAAACTAAAGGATTGGCTCGTCGGTTTCGTGGCCAGTAACGCGGCCAGGTTCCGCAGAGAGACGGACGGTGACGAGATCAAAGGCGCCGTGTACGGAAAGATCGAGAAAAACGGTGATGTCCTGATCCTCAAGAGCGTCCTGATCGAACAGTTCACGACGCGAGGAAGAGTTCCGGCAGCGTTCATGAAGTGGTGTGAAAAGAAGGGGTACATATCGACGAATCACAGTCCATACAACCGACATTGGGAGGTTTGGGCGACGATTCCTGGTATCGAGAACAGTTCGCCGGTGTACTGGTTCAAGGCGAGTATGTTCGCGAATCCGGATCCATCAGGAACGGTTGTCGATGTCGATGTTCCGTTCTCGTGATTTCGCATTTTCACAAATGCACTTCACACACTGAAAAAATATAATGTTATAGGAGTCTCTCCTATATACATATATATAGCAATCATTCCTCGCGCGTAAGGATTAAAAAATATGTGATGTGTGTGAAAATGTGGTATAGGCTTTATAAATCAATTGTTGTAGATATTGAAAGAGAGTCACATTTTCACAAAACAGGAGGGATTACCGAATGTTGACTCATTTGTCTCTCTTCTCCGGCATTGGAGGTCTTGATCTCGCTGCTGAGATGGCCGGAATCAAGACGGTCGGTCAGTGTGAATGGGCGGACTTTCAGACCAAAGTCCTTGAGAAGCACTGGCCGGATGTGCCGAGATGGAGAGATATACGAACTTTGACAGGAGAAAGTTTCTATGAGCGAACAGGGTTACGAACAGTTGACGTTATTTCCGGAGGATTCCCATGTCAACCGTTCTCTTATGCCGGGAGGCGAAATGGCAAGGATGATGACCGTTTCCTCTGGCCTGAAATGCTCCGAGTTATACGAGAACTCCGGCCCACTTGGGTCATTGGTGAGAATGTGCCTGGTATCGTCGATTTGGCACTCGACGAGGTGCTATCTGACTTGGAGAGAGAGGATTACTCCGCACAGGCGTTTATTATTCCGGCTTGCGGTGTCGATGCCCCACACAGAAGAGACAGGGTTGCAATTGTGGCCTACTCCCGTTCACGGTCATGTGACAGGCGGAACCGGAGCGATGGAGATCATGAAGCGGTTCCTTCTGAAAGGGAAGATCACGAAAGAGGAGTACCGGTCGTTTGTGGCCGGAAACGGAGGGCGGACGAATCCGGAACTGTTGGAATGGTTGATGGGTTATCAGAAAGCGTTCACTCAACTGATTCCGACTCCGGTAGCCTCGGATGCGAATGGAACCTCGACGAAAAGATTTTTAGGGGGGGGGGGACTACAAAGCGAACCTGAAAGACCTCTTGGAAACCACTCCGCTTGGGATAATTGGCCGGATGAATCCGGAATATGTCGAGTGGTTGATGGGGTTCCCAACAGGGTGGACAGAATTAGATCGTTAGGAAATGCAGTGGTTCCGCAACAGTTTTACATCTTTTTCAAACTGATTGCGGATCTGAGTGATAACGACGTTAAATAGGAGGATAGCGAAGCAGATGGGATTCGTTAAATTGCTTCTTGCATTTATGTTGATGACATTTTTTGCAACCGAAATAAGCAAATTATCGCCGGATTCAAAAGAAGTGTTTCTTGGTTTCTGTATGCTTCTCGCCGGGATGATTGCACATAGCGAAAAGAGTTAGGAGGATAACGAAGATGGCAGAGAAGTATTTGGGAAAGATTGAATCTGTTGAATTTGGTTTCGTGCCGGATCGTGAGTTCCTGTTTGGACTTCGACTCTCGTTCAAAATGGGTGACATGGGAACGTGTTGGAGTGACACCGTGAATATTTCCGATGCTTGCAAGTGGGAGTCCACAGAAGAACGCAACAGGACGATAACGGACATGGTTGATAGACTCGCCAAAGTTATGGAAGTGGCAGGAGTAACCGAGGTAAGCAAGCTGAAAAACATACCCGTTGAGGTCAAATTTGAGGACGGGTGGTGCAAAGGTTTCAGAGTGCTGACGGAAGTGCTTTGATTAGTACGCTAAAGGAGCGGATAGAGAATGGAGATGATTGATCAATGAAGTGTCCAAAGTGTGGCCAAGCATTCGGAAAGACGGTCATCACTCGGCATAAAGAGAAGTCGATCCGGAGGCGCCGGATCTGCCAGGAGTGCGGATTCCGGTGGACAACGGTTGAGATGCCGATTGACGATGTGTCTGTTTATACGCGGTCTGCTGCTGAGTTCCTGAAAGACATGAAGCGGAGGTGATTCGGATGACGCGACGCGAACTCCTGGAGAACTATCGAGACATAGTGATCGAGATCGAGACGCTTGAACGTCAATCGAAGTTCCTGAATCAGTTTATCGGAGGGCCGAGGCCGGTCAGATCTGTTCAGTTGACCGGAATGCCGAGAGGAACGAACGAACCGGAGGCTGCTCTGCTTCAGCGGAACGACACAGATGAAGTTCTCGACAAGATCGAGGAGAAGAGCAGAGAACTGCGGAGCATGGTCGATGAGTTTGAAAAGATCATGGATTCGATCCAGGACAGGCGACTCCGGATCATCATCCGGAACTATTACGCGCTCGGTTGGACGGACGAACGGATCGGAGATCAACTCGGACTCAGTCGGCAGCACGTCAACCGTCTCCGGATGGCGTATGTCGTGACCGGTTCCGAATACGTTCGGACGGAAACTTTCTAAATTCATGTGACAAATGTTGTAGAATGTGCAGACGATATACTATATATTGTTAGTGTGCAGAAGTGGCACTCAGGGCCGGACATCCTCTGAGTGCTTTTCTTTTTGCATGAAACGGAGCGCCGGTGGGTTCTGCTTCCTTACCATCGGAGGGGAGAGTTCATCCTGGGAGATTCAATCCTGTGATACGGCTGCGGTGGGGAGCTGATGAACGTTGAATCGAGCGCCGGAAGTCGAAACGTTCTATACGAGTTGGACGTGGAGGAAAACGCGGAAAGCGTTCGCAGACTCAAGGAAGAACCTGTGTGAGCGATGCCTGTCGCGAGGTATCATCAATCCTGGGTCGAAGGAACGGCCGTTGGAAGTACACCACAAAGTTCCGCTGACGGCGTACAATGTGTCGGATCCAACGGTCGCGCTTGCATGGGATAACCTTGAGTTGCTATGCAAAGACTGTCATGACACTGAACGACAACGAAAAGGACGGAGATGGCGGATCGACTCAAATGGGGAGGTGGTCATTTGAATGTAGACAGAGTGTTGGAACTCAGACGTCTTGGCCTTGGTTATAGGAAAATAGCAAAGGAAGTCGGAATCAGCAAAGATGCGGTTCTGCAAACTTGCCACAGATACGGCCTCGGAGGATTCCTGGGCGGAGAAAATAAACTCGATGAAAAGACCGTTGCGGACTATGTTGACCGCAGCGGTTTTGATTATGTTGGCGGCTATCAGATGGCAAAGAAACCAATAACCGTTCGATGTCGAGTCTGTGGCCGAACGTTTGAGAGACAGTTCCACATCTTCAGAGACGTTGTGAACGGAACATGGACTGCCGGAAACGAGTGTCCACTTTGTAGGGAAGACCAAACGAAACTTAATAAAGCCAAGAGCGAACATGAAGCGCAAGAGCGTAAATGGGCGAAGGCCGAACGACAAAACCGCACAGTCAGCGAAGAGTTGACAAAGCGGTTGGCAATTCATGTTTGCAAAAACTGCGGCAAAGAGTTCTGTCAGATGGTCACAGGGTATAACAGTTTACAGTATTGTTCAGAGTCTTGTCAGGTTCGGTGGAATGGACG